AACCGTATTCAAGGCCGATCTCGCCGTAGATCTGCACATCATCGGATGCGCCGGTCTTGGCGAGGGCTTCCTCGAAGAACACGCCCTTGCCGGGGGTGTTCAGGAACACGGGGCGGAGCTGACCCATGGTCACCGCGGCGATGGAGTCCTGCGGCATGTTGCGTTCCAGCATCAGGCCGAAGTCACCGAAGTCGGTGACGATGCGGTCCACTGCGACACCGGCGATGCGTTCGCCGGCGTTGATCAGGCCGTGAGCCTGACCGTACGCGGATGCGTAGGCCTTGGTGAGGGCGAGCTTCTGGGACGAGTTGACCAGCAGAACCGGCATGCCGTTGAGGCCACCGTTGTCGTAGATGCCTTGGATGAACGTGTTGACATCGTCCACAGCCAGCGCAGTCGTGGAGGGGCGGTGCAGAGCCAGGTTCGCTGCGGTGCCGAGGGTGATCGCAGCGCCACCGGAGGTGAGAGCGACCTTGAACGAAACCGTGGTGGAGACGTTCACGACGTAGTACACGCGGCCCGCGACGATGCCCGTAGCAACATCCGTGTTGTCAAACACGACCTTGTCGCCGTTGGACAGGGCGTGGGTGACGGTGATGGTGTCCGTGGCGGACGTGGCACCGGTGTAGGAAACACCGGACTTGTCCGTCTTGTTGGTCACGATCGCCTCAAGGATGCCGCGGGTCTGGCGCGGGGTGGCGTTCGTGGTCGGGTTGGAGTACTTGCCGTTGATGAACGACCAGTTCACATCCAACGCGACGGACTTGATGGCCTGCTGAACCTGCCAGTCAAGTTCGTTGCTGATCGGGTTGGACCCGTCAGCGGAACGGAACGGGGCGGATCCGGGGGTTGCGATCTGACCGTTGGTGGCCTGCTTCGTGTAGGAAACAGACACCTTCTCCTGGTGGATCTGCGCGACGTTGCGGACGTTCGAGCGGACGCGGCCCTCAGCGCCGGGCGCGGTGGCGCCTTCAACGCGGACGCGGGTCTGCTGGTTCGGGTCACGCAGGTCGTACGTCTGCCACTCGAACTCAACAGACGAGGTCTGACCGCCACCGGTGAGCCCGCCAATGGCGGACAGGAACGGGGTTTCGTCGGGGGTCAGGGCGAACAGTTCGCCGTGGTAGTTGGGGAGGTTGAATGTGGTACCGATACCGGTGATGCCGGACATGCGGGCTCCTTCTTAGGGGCTTAGTTGTTGTATGCCTTGAGGCGTTTCAGCTTGATAGCCTGCGCGTGGTCGCCTGCTTTTACGGCGGCGGCGATCTGCGCGTCAATGCCGACTGTTTCCCCGGTTCCACCGGCAAAATCGGCCCCACCAGCGCCGGGAGCCGCGGGGGCTGCCTTGAGCTTGGGGTTGTTCTCGGCGGCTTTGGTTGCCGCTTCCTTGACGGCTTCCCCGAATTTCGGGTCGGCGGGGTCGAGGTCTTTGATGGCGCGTTCGAAGGCGCGTGAGTCGGTGACGGCTGCGGGGTCCACGCCGAGGGCTGCTGCGTTGCGCCAGACGATGAGTTCGGCGGACGTGTCACGTGCTGTGGCTCGTGCGGTGTCGCGTTCTTTGGCGGTGTTCGCTGCGGCGTCCTGCGCTGCTTTGAGGGGGTCTTCGGTTGCGTCGCTGATGCCGAGGGCTTTGAGCGCGTCTTTGATTTTCGCGTCTGCGGCGTCCTTGGCTTTCTGAGCTTCGGTGCGGAGGCCGGTGACGTACTCTTCGTCATAGGTCTTCGCCTCGGGCGCGGGCGGCGTCGCTGGGGCCGTGGCCTCGGGCGCGGGTGTCGCGGGGGCGGGCTGCTGCTCGGCAGGTGTTGCGGGGGTGTTCGGGTCGCTCATTGCGGGGAGCCTCCTGAGGCTATCGGTTTATTTGGTACTGCGGGTATCGGGTATTTGTTCGCGGTGGGGACGGCGCAACAAGCCAGTCTCGGCAGTGAACTCGCGGATACGGGCCTGTATCTCTCTGGCGCGACGCCTAGCCGCTGCCCTGTCCGTGTCAGTCAAAGCCGCCAACTCTGCGGTCTTCGCCGCACGAACCAGCCGTTCAAGGTGGCGTAGGCGCTGGGTTTCTTTGAACCGTTCCGTTGCCTCAGCGATCTCATCCGGTGTGCGGGAGAGTAGCTGTGTGACGCCGGGGAAGTACGCGATCAACGTGTGCTTGCAGTTCGGGTGCTGCAACCCGGCAAGGCGGGCTTCCTCCACCGTCCCGGCAACCTGGAACGCAACACGCCCCTTACCGGTCGCGTCATCCTCCGTGTACCGGCCAGCGCCCTTACGGGACAGGATCCTGCCCTCCCACGGAAGACACAGTTTGCAGGGGAACCCCGTAGGGGCGACGGTCCAGTACTGGATGCCGAGTGAAGTCATACGGTCTTGGTGTGACTCGTTGTACGCGCGGATAGCTGCGGTGCGGGTCGCCATTTCCACGTAGGTGGAGAGGTTCCAGTCACGGCCAGCACTGTCACGAAACCCGGTCACGCCACCGTCCGTGAGCTCCCGCCATGCTTCGCGTTGTGCTTGCTGTGGGGTGCCGGCGAGGACCATGCCGGTAGCGGCGCGTGCTGTGGCTGCTTGGTAGGCGTCCGTGGGGAATCGGGTGATGCGCTGGTTCGCTGCGGTGAGTCTGTCCGTGAGGTCAGCGGCGATGTGCTCGGCTGCGTTGAGCCCGTGTGGGGTGATGCTGGTGCCGGTCGGGCGTGTGTACCGTTCCCTGAGTGCTGGGTGGTTACGGAGCGCGTCGCGTACCTCACGGATAGCCGCGGTGCTGCCCCTGCGTGCGGCCTCAACCGCGACGCCCTGGGACAAGGACCCAACCTCAAGACCCAGCCGGGTCGTGATGCGGCGTGCGATGGCCTGTAAGCCCGCGTACAGGGTTCGTTGGGCCTGCGGCGACTCGTCACCCAAGTGTTGGGCTATGAGCGCCGCAGAACCAGCGATGAGCTCTTGTTCAGCTTCGGCGTACTTACTGACCAGTGCCGCTGTCGCGGCTTCGATCGTTACCGGTAGGCTGTCGATCGGTTCCGGCTGGGGCTGCGCCATCGTCTACCACCGATCCGAATGTGGTTGGGTCAGGGAACACGGACGACTCACGCTGAATAGCCTCGGCCTCAGTCTTGATCTGATCCGGTTCCCAGTCAGGGTGGAGGATCAGCAAGCGGGTTTCGATTGACGCGGACTCAGCCTGCTTGAGCAGGTTCACCGTCGCGGCAAGGGACTCCAACGGGGTTTGCACGGCGTCAGCGAACGTCACCGTCACCGGCAGGGGTGTGATGTTCGTGCCGAACAAGGCGGCGTCCATCGCCAAAGCCTTCGACACGATCCGTTCAAGGCCTGGGGTCGCGGCGCGGATCTTCCGGTCACGGGTCAGGTATGAGCGGCGTTCCTTCGCGGTCACCTCAGTCGCGGTTTTATCCCCGCCTGAGTCGTCCTTCTCACCGAACGTTTGCGAACTGTAACCGGCGCTGCGGATGATCACCGCGAGCAGGCCAGCCGCTGTTTCGAGGTGCTCGGTGACGCGGATGGCGAACTGGACCTGCTCGATGGCGAGCTTCGAGTCAGTGGCCGCTCCGGGCGCTGCTACGACCTGCGAGACAATGGCTTGGTCACCGTCGAACGCTGCACCCTTGCCGGGGCCTAGGTCCTGCATCATGTATGACGGGACGACGAGGCGGGCTTTACCAAGCTCAAGGTCACGCATCAGGGATGAGTAGGTGCGGTCCAGTGCGTCGAGGAATGATTCGATGCCGTCAAGGTCGGAGCGTCCGAGGTAGGCGCCGTGTGGGTCGGTGCGCCATTTCCGGTTGGGGGTCATGTTGGGCAGGTATTCGACTGCGAGGCCCGGTGTCTGGGTGGTGATGATCGAGTTGTCATCCACCATGGGCGCGAGGTGCTTCGTGGATTCCGCCTCGGTGAGGGGAACGCGCATGCCGATGTCCGTAGCCGAACCCTTGTACAAGGCCTGCTCAATGACGCCGATACCGAAGCTGTCCACTGAGTGGTGTTCGAGGTGGCGGGTGAAGATCGTCCCGTCAACATCCACAACACGCCAGAACGTGACCTCAACCAACCTGCCATACCTGAACGTGGGGAGCGCCCCGTCAGCGTCCACCTTTGTCAGGAAGACGTGCTTGTACAGGGTGTCATCCCAGGTTGCGCGGAGGTCGGACACTTCGCCGGCTGCGATGAGGGTTTGGTCGAACCCTGCACCGGTGATCAGGTCGAGGCGTTCCTGGGTCTTGAGGTTCTTGCCTTTGCTGTCTTCCACGGTGAACGTTGGCGGTTCACTGTAGAGCAGGTCAGCGGACACTTGGCACAGGTCCGAGGCGAGGGGTACGTGCAGTTTGACGATGCCCGCGTCGCCGTCGCTGGCTTTGGGTTGCCAGAACCAGTCGGCGACACGGTTGAGGATGCCGCGGCGCATGCCTGCGGGGCCGGGGGTGCCGTTGGTGGAGTACGCGGTGCGGAGCATGTCCACGTCGTTGGCGTACCACGCGGACCATGTTGAGTAGGCTTCGTGGATGTGGGCGACGTTGATGGGGGGCCACGCGGCGCCGTTGACGGGCAAAGCCATTGATGGCCCTCCTTGGTATCATGTGGGGATGAGGAAACTGGTGGGGGTGGTCACGTTGCTGTTGCTCGTGGCCGGGTGTTCCGCGGGCACGGGTGAGGACGCGTTCCTTGACCGTGTGAAGGCTGGTGTGCGCCCGCCTGTGGAGGGTTCCACGTATGAGGACTTCGTTGACATCGGGCGTGAGGTGTGCGCGTCCACGGCCAACGCTACGGACACTGTCCAGGCGTGGGCTGACGCGGGGTTCCGTGAGGATGAAGCCCGCACGATCGTTACCGCAGCGGTGGAAACCCTCTGCCCTGACCGCAAGGGCTGGCTGAACCGTTAGGCCGCTGCCTGGGTGAGGTAGGGGCGCCAGTTCGATTCCGTGCTGGTTACCACGTAACGGAGCGCGTCCACGGAGTGGTCATTCACCTTGAGCGGCTTATCTTCGCCATGCTCGGTCGCTTTCGGATCCCACGCGTACTCTGACATTTCCCCGATGAGGCCTGCGCACTGGTCTGTGACACGCAAACGCCCGCCGTCGAGGACTGACGCGACGGTTTGGATGCCGTACAGCACTTCGTTGTTCGCGGGGAACATGTTCACGATGCCCCGCGAGGCCATCTCCACACGCAGCGAGGCGGCGGACGGGTCATGGATGAGCCATTCAGGCATGGGCCGTGACCCGTCAGGCAGTGTGAGCCCGTCGAGCCATGTGGTAATGCCTTCCACGATCGCGCCGTTTGTCAGGTTGATCTGATCGGCCTTGGAGTCGTGCCGCCATTCGGCGATCGCGTACAGGCGGTGGTCAACACCGAGGCCAAGCAGGATAGCGGAGGTCGCGTTAGTGGTTCCGTAGTCGATACCGACCCCGAGGATGCGTTGCATGCGGGGCAGTTCGGCGTAGGGGATGATGTGGGTGTCGGCGGTCCACATGTCGTAGATCGCGCCCTCCGCGTTGGTCCACAACCCTTTGATCATACGGTCGTAGAACACGCCCGAGTATGAGGCTTTCATGTCCCGCATGTAGTCCGCCGTCAGCGACGGGTTGTCATCCATGGTGAAGTGGAAGACTTGCATGTTTTTCGCACGCGCTTGCAAAATCCACTCAGTACGCAACCAATGCCGTGTACTGCCTGGGTTGGTGGTTGCGAGCAGGCGCGGCGGGTTGGGTGTGCGGAGACGGGAAACAAGCATTTCCCAGAACCCGGTGGTGTTGTCAGCCCCACGCGGCAACAGGGTCGCTTCATCAACATACGCAAGTTCGATGGTGGAGCCGCGGATCTTTTCCTCTGAGCGGGCGTCATTCGCGCCCACAAGGTGCACGGTCTTACCGAGGATGATCGCGACCCCGGAACCCTTGGTGTGTTTCACCGCGCCGGCCGCGAGTCCGTACAAGCGGTTGTCCATGAGCGGGTCTAGGAGGTTGCGTTCGATGGTTTGCAGGGTTTTGCCGACGATGACGATAAGGCCGGTGCCCTGGGTCTGTTTGATGGCGATGAGGAACGCAAACAGACTGGCAATGGTTTTACCGGCTGAGACAGCGCCGACCCATAGGCTGATCTTCACGTCAGGCACCGAGTCAATGAGTGAGGTGGCGCGGACGATGGAGTTGATTTGCTTCTGTGACAGTGGCGCGGTCACTCTGCGTGCCCGTCTACTTTGCCATCAAAGGCGTTCGCGAGCCCAGTAATGAGCTTGTCCATGACCGAGTCGACTTCGGCGTTCTGGTTTCCGTCTTCCTTGGGTGCGAGGCGGGCGATGGTGCCAGCGTGCGAGGCCAGGGATGAGGCGTTGGAGCGTTTATCGTTGGGTGGGATGAAGTCGAGTTCCCGGACTTCCTCCGCGCCCGCCATGGCCCGCAACACGGTTTTCCATTGCTTCCGGCCTTGCTGGACTTCGCGTATTTCGTGCGCGTCATGCTCGGCGATGCCGATGACCTCTAGGCGGAGGTTGCTGATGCGTTCCTGCGCGGTGAGGACGTTCTTTTCGATCGCGGCTTTCTGGTTGGTGGAGTCGTACCGCATACCGTTGCGGGACATCCACCGCCCTACCGTGGATTTGGGCCGGTTGAGGTGCGCTGCGATGTCGCGGTGTGATTCTCCGCGCCCGTAGGCTTCGCGTATGTAGGCTTTGTCGGTGTCGGAGAGTGCTGGTTGTCGTTGGGTCGCCAACTGGCACCTCCTGGATGCGCTCGGCGGTGGTTTAGGTGTGGTTCCACCCTCGGGTTTCGTAGAACAGGGCCCAGTCTTTGGGTGTGGGTAGCCATGGTGTGGGGGCTTTGAGGCCTGCGGCGGTGATGGCTGTTTGGGCGAGGGCGCTACAGGTTGTGGGTGCCCGGTTCGCTAGCCAGCGCTGCACTTCCGGGGGCGTGTCAACGTGGGTGATGGCTGCGATTGCGTGGGCTGCGCAGGCTGCGTAGTCGTAGCGGACGCCGATCGAGTATTCGGCAATACCGGCGATCAAATGGGCTTGCCTGTCGGTGAGTACGTACCGTGACCATGTGATGCGCGGGTAGTCGCTGATCAACCTGCGGCGCGTGCCACCGGGCTCGGCGCTGATGCACTGCACCTCGGATGTGGCGATGATGACGTGGGAGGTGTCGCACCGGGTAACCCATTCGATGATGCGGGAGACGGGGTGCCGGGATTTGCGGACTAAACCAACCTGACCAGTGAGCATCGCGGCCTCCGTTTAGTACATATCCCAGCGGGCGCTGTGGCGTGATGGGAGCGGCTCAGGTTCTTCGTAGCGTTGTAGCGCACGTTTGGCTTGGCGCCGGTTGATCCGGTGACGACGGTTGGCCCAGTAGTGGATGCCTTCCCAGACGCCGCCAGTGCGATGCCAGGGGATTCCGTCAGCCTGCTGGAGATTCCATGGGCGGGTCTTGTCGGTCTTGCTCATGACGCCTTCTTGCATCGTGTACACCGTGTGCGCGTGGTAGGTGGGAAGACGCCCAGTTCGCAGAGGGTGTAGAGCTTGACGGTGACCGCTGTGGGGAGCAGGCAGGTGTCGCACCAGACGCCGCGGGCGGCTGTCTCGGCGTGGAGGGTCAGAACGATCGCCATGAGTGCCCCTTTTAGTGCCATGTGCGGATCCAGCGCCTTGGCCGGTACAACACCAACCAACGACGCCTCATGAGCTCACGTACTCGATACCGCGATGCAGCAACCCAAGTTGGCTGTGGTACGGGATGCCGTCATTGCTGAGGAACCAGTATGATGTGCGGTCGCAGTCCTCTGCTATGGCTGCTGCTGATACGACAATCCAGTCCGTCAGGTACTCAAGCGGTTCGCCTTCGTTCTCGTCGGCTATGTGCGCTGCTATGGCGTCCTGTACGGCACGCTTCGTAGCGTCACTCATTACATCGGATCCGGCCAGTTACCAATGGTGCTCATCATGGCTGTTCCCGCTCCTTGGTTGCGTCCTTACGCCACTGCCGAAAGTTCTTTGCGTACACGTAGCCGTAAGCGAAGCAAGAGATGATGAATCCCCACTGCTGCGTGACGATGGCGTACGTGAACCAGAGGACCTGAGCGCCAAGGCCAATGCCCCAACCCCAGTAGTTCTTCTTCCCTGAGATGTAGATCCCAAGGACGCCTACAGCAGTCAACGCGAAAGACCACCAAATCATCGTGCGCTCCTGGTTTGTGTGGCGTCCTGTAGCTTCTTCGTGCCCCGCACCCAGTGACCACAAGGGCACTGATACATGCGGTACTTCTGCACGTTCGCGTATGACGTGCCAGCACGGAACCTGGACAGGTCCTTGTTGCCGCAAACTGGGCAACCCCACTCATCACCGGTGAACATGGACAGGTGTGGGTGGTTCGGGATCCAGGCGCGTAGCCGGTCGTACAGCTTCTCGGTGAGTACAACGTCTTGTTTGTTGTACTTGCGCATGGTGTCCCATGCGGCTTCTTCGCCCTTCATGCAACGTACCCAGAGCTCGTGGCCGGCGTGGCTGGTTTTCTTGCCTAGTCCGAGTTGTTGGGCTACGTGGTCGAGTTTCCCGGAAGCGAACTTGAACTGCTTACGGACGGTTTGGAGCAGGTCCACGTTCTTGTACGGCGCGGGAGGGTTGAGGCCGGCGAGGATGAATTCACGGTTGAGGTGTTTCATGTCGAACCCGGCACTGTTGTATCCGACGATCAGGTCAGCTTCGGATACGAGCGCGTGAACGGCTTGGATCATCTCGGCGTGACCGTCGTGGTGGTCGGAGTAGAACAGGACTTCTTTCTCGCCGTACCATTTGGCCGCGACGCTGATGACGGTTGCGACTTCTTGGAGCTGCGCGAGGCCGACATTCTGGTTGAACAGTGACCACACGTGGGCTAGGTTCGGTGCGTTCTCAATGTCAAGGGTGAGGATGCGTACTTGCTTGACAGCGGCGGGTGTGATTTTGGGTGCGAGTTTCTTCGCGAGGGCACCCATTTAGAGCCACCCGCAAGAGCAGTCAGCTTTGCGGTGCCGTCGTATGGCGTGCTCACTGAGTGGTACGCCGGCATCGGTGAGTGTGCGTGCGACGCCGATGTTTGTTGCGTCGGAGTTGAGCAGGGTTTGGAGTGCTTCGCGGTCGGCGTGGTCGCCTTCGTTCATGACTCGGCTGATGATGCAGCCTTTGGCTCTGCTCATAGCTCCACCGCGGGGATGAATGTGAAGACGGCAGCGAAGGCGAGGACCATGGCGGTCCACCCAAACTTTCCTTCTTCGGTCCAGACGAATCCAAGCAGGGAAGCGACGGTGAGCACCGCTAGCACGGTTGCGATTGTGATGAGGGTCTTGCGCATGGTGCTCCCTTTGCTCATGGGTTTCGTATTCGTGGTGGTTCCGCTACGAATACGTAAGTAGGTGTCTCTGGTTGTGCTTCCGGTTTGCCTGAGACGGTGGCCGGTGATTCGCCGCGCTTGGCCCTGGTTCTCATGGAGCAGGGATCTTGGGCGGGACGTGATACCCCACCGCTTATCGAGTCTTGATCTGCAAGCAGTCAAAGTCCGGCAGAGGCGCTGGGGGCCTACTCACATGACCTACGTGGCAGCGTGTCCACTGCTGCGGTAGTGACCCATGCGGTGCTACCTGCCGTCATGCTTTCGCTGTGGGAGCAGTTGGAATCGAACCAACCGTGCACTGATTTACAGTCAGCGCTGGCACCTTGCCTCTTCTACTCCCCGTGCCCGAGCCCCAGGATCGTTATATGAGCCCAGGGAGGGCAGGTGATCTTCCCTCAGCCGTACTGGTCGGGAAGTTGTGTCCTGTGGGGCGGCAGCGCTGGGCATGCACCACATCCGATGAGCGGCGGGAAAGGTGTTCACCGCCCCACAGGGGCTTTAGGACTTCGCTGTGCGCTTTATGCTGGCGGAACCGACCAGCATGCGTACAGCGTAGACAGGCAGAACTAGCTGCCAGTACGTGAGGCCTAGCTCTGGGAACCAGACGGCAACGGCCCACCAAACAATGAGGACGCGGAAGCCGAGCCCGACCAACGAACCGAGGATTCGCCCCAAGGCCTCAGGTGTGCTGAGTTTGGGGTTTACGATTTCGACTTGCTGGGCGCTCATGGTTGCTCATTTCTTGAGGTTGTTCAGTTCGGTTGCTTCCGGGGGTTGGATGTGCTCGGTCAGGAACCGGGTTTCGTCCAACAGGTGCAGGACGTTGCAGCGGGCTTTGATCACGGGCATGTGCTCGTTCGCGTGATGACGACACCAGAACAGTTCACCGTTGTCTACGTACCCGGCTTCGTTGATCCCGGTTTCGATGTTGACCCGCACATATGCTCTACTTCCGCATGCGTCACACCGGTGGGATGCGTTGAGTGAGGGTTTGTCTAGGTCAGCGGCCATGGTGAACCCCCACGTGACTAGGCGCTACTCACCGGTGATGTAACCCGTGATGCGCGGCTTACCATGCTCCCGACGCACCTTCGCGATATGCGTTAGCAAGTCAGGGTCCTTCTTGAAGTTCTCGCGATTGCCAACCCGAAGGTGAGCGAACTGCTTATGCCGTT